CCCAACCTAGAAATTTTCGGCTTTCAATCGCCCCTAGCAATTAACCTTGCAATCGGGAAAATGCAGGCAGTCGTTGATTTGACTGTCTGCACTCTACAACAACATAGTTAATCAGTCAACTGCCCGCCGCCTTTCATGAACGAAGCACGACCTGCTGCATCCAGAGCATTGAATTCATCTCTTGTCTTGGAATTTCCAGCACTACCTGAGCCGCCACCGCCCTTGCTGCCTGTTCCTGAGCCGTTTGCCTTCACCAGATAGGCATTTTCTTGCAGATAAGAAGCAACGTGCTCGTCTACGGTCAGGCGATTCCCGCCATTCATGGCAATCCCCTCACCGGCACGTACATACACCTCGCCCTTTTCATCGAGCGCGATATTCGAACGCACGATTTGAGCGACAAGTCCAGGATTATGTGCATTGGCTTCAAGAATGCGCGAATCGATCACGGAAGTCTCGAAGCGTTGACGCCAATTAGAACCGTCAGCAGTTGCGGCGTCTAACTTTGCCTGCAATTCGCCCATTTGACGTTTATACAGTTCATCATGTTGCCCATTCTTTTCTAGCGCTTCCTCTTCAGCCTTTTTGCGCGCTTCTTCGATTTCTGCCAAGCGGTTTTGCATCTCATCGAGCTGCGCTTTTACTTCAGATTTTCCCTTCCGATGCGCAGCAGCTTCGGCATTTGCTTTTTCTAGTGCTTCTTGGGTTTTTTGCAGTTCATTTTGCAATTCCTCCAAGGTTTTTTCAGTTGACATTCCTGTGTTCCTCCTTAATCAACGACTGCTCTCCAACGGTGAATGCAATTCCATCCACCCCTTACGATGAACGGGTTGCCTGCCTTCTTTCCCGCCCACTGTATTTTTTCCCATCCCATAATTTCATTAAGCGTATAGATTTTTCCGACATGCTCCTTGCACCATTGGCGCGAATCGCGCACCAGCCCGCCGACATATTTAAATTTTGTCACTCCTGCTTCATTAGCTTTTTTCAGTGTGAGCAGCGAATTAATTTCCATCAATCTTGTACGCGCGATGGTTTCGGCATGAACAACCATTGGCACGCCTCGAATATCTTTTTTCCCCACCAGTAATTGCTCAACCTCAGCCTTAAGGTAAGATCGTGGCGATGCTGCCACCACATTCTTGTATATTGATTGCGAAATCTCAGACTGTGCACGCATTGACAATCCATCAATCTCAGCTCCAACATCCTCTAGCATGAGCCTAACAAGCTCTCCGTCAGCCTTCGTAAATGCTGAAGATACCCCAACGGCTTCTAGTTCCTGTACGGCCTCACGCGCTGCCTCAGATAGACTTGCAACCACATCTGCTGACACTCCATCAAACTCTTCAGCAAATACCGTAGCAATCTCAGCCCGCATTGATAGGGCCTTTGCTAAATTAGCCTGTTTGTTGACCAGAACACCGCCATTTTGTTCAAGTTCGGCAATAAGGTCGGCAATGCGGCCATTTACGGTATCAAGCGCATCCTGTAAAAGCTGCGCGTTTTTATCTGCCAAAATTTCGAGGTCAACTGCCAAGTTTTTTCCTAAAAAAATTCGTGATAAGAGAAAACACCTTGTCAGAATCCGCCTTGCTCACTCCGAAAAATTTACGGGCAGGCATTTTTCCTTCTCCGATAGTATGCACGCGAGCCTTTAGTGCTTCATGCGAGTCAGGGAAATAAATTGACGCGACACCATTTTCAGTTTTCTGTGTCATATTTCCAAGCATTTGACCATTAAATTCCAGATTCACAGTTTTCGTGCGGCCCTTCTTCGCTCGAGTCTTGCGATATGATGGCGTATATGGCTTGAACTTCTTTCCATCCTTATCTACGCCTTTTTCCGTTCGTTCTTCAATTCCCATTAGCACCACAGCGCCCAAGTCATGCATTAGCTTTGCATCAGGCTCAAGATTTGGCATTTTTGGAATTTTCACAACACGCATGCCCATGTCATCACCTTATGCCTTAGTTCCGTTTGCCGGAACAGGTGCAGCTGGAACTGGACCGCCATGACCCATTTCTGCCAGCGCTTTATTTATTGTACCAGAAGCATTTGAAGAAAGTTCACCGTCTATTTTTTTCATCACATCAGGGTCTGTGTCATCATCAAGAACACGTCCAGCAACCTGCTTTGCCAGCTCAGATTTAAATGCAGGCGACGGGACAACTGCGAGTGATTTGATGGCAGTATCAATATCATGCGCAAGATCACGGATTCCGAACGAATCTCCGTACTTAACTTCGACTCCATCATCAGTCATGCCAATCCATTTGGCAGCGAATCCGATGATGCGCTTTTCAGTGCGCTCCATGCATGATGCTTTCATAGACAGCAGCGCATTCAATTGCTGAAATTCGATTTCCAAAGCAACGCCTGATTGTGACTGTCGAGACACCGCATTTGCATGCTGAGTTCGAGCGATGACGGAGAAATCCTCAAGTAGAGCACTTCTAATATCCAGATAGCGCGTGGTGCCTGTCATCTGAGGTTCTACATAGCGATAGCCAATCGTATCTCCCATCGGACGCAACAGAGCATTCCCAACTCCAACGACAAGCGTATCATCATCCGTTCCGCCATTTGGCGTTCCTGGTGATCCTGGAGCAACTCCATTATCATCTGGAATTTCCATCATTGGAAAAGCTGCCTTGCTCATCGCCTCCATCATCTTAGAATCATTATTGAAGATGGCTTTCTGGATATGTGCTAGGTCGGCAATATCAGATGCTGATTCTAATGGTTCAATGCTCATCTGATTGCGATGAAGAACGAATGGAATTTCCTTGAGCGTATTTTCAACTGGCCCTTCATTAAGCTCGTACTCTCCATGCGAACCGCTTGTCTTGTCTTTCAGCTTCCACCATGTAATATCCTGCGTAGTCCATACTTTGATGCGATCATCCTCTTCCTTCAAAATAAGTTCAACTAGAACAGGTTTTCCGCCATTATTGCGCTCATACTTGATAGACATAATATCTTCAATCTCATATGTTGCAATATAAGGTCGTACCGACTGGTCGATTTCCTCTTGCATGGTTTTAACTGAAATATTCGGCTTGTCAACGATGATTCCGAACACGCCCTGCACAGAACCTTCTAGAGAAATAGCCTTGATAACGTCATTATATTTGTTTCCATAGAAGTCGGAATCGTCAAGAAACATTTCAAACAGCTTATTTTTATTCAACGCATCAAAGCTGCGCACAGGATCAGTGCGATATAGGTAGAAGTTATACAGGTCGATGACTGGCGCGCAGAAATTTACCATGCACGCCTCTTCTTTACGACGCTTGAAAGCCTCTTCTGATTCTCGCTCATGTTTTACCAGATATTTTTTAGCGTATTCTCCACCGCCTTCATAGCTGCACTCGTAGAATTCAACTGAATCCAGTAATTCAGCAATATCCGGGTCCCGCTCGAATTTTCGTGTATTAGCCATTTTTTACCTAACCCATATTTTCTTCCCTTCGATCCGATTGCGGACAGGGAATGCGTTTGCAATGAAATACCCTCCAGCGTCAACAATGTGATCAAGTCCAGCAGACTTATCAGGCTCTCCGTTATTATCATACGCCTGTTGCTCAAGCGAGCGCGTAAATTCTGGACAAGTCGTTTGATTAACGAACATCCCGCGCACGCCATTGGAAAAAATCTTTGCATTCACGGCAAGAACTCTATCACGCACAAATGGGTTAACGGAATTCACGCTTACTCCGAACCCGGTCTTGCGCAAAAGCATTATATCAGATGTACTTGCATTATTTGTCTTACGACTGTCGCCGGATGCGTCAGGATACACTGTGATTTGCTGGTTAGGATAGCGCTCTTGCAGTAGCTTAATCATGGCCGGGGTATCGAATACGCCGGTGTATTCCATCACTGCATGCGGATACACCTGATAGTCGGTCTTGGATTGTCTCATCACCCAAACCACTGCGCACATCTTTCCCACGTTAAAGTCCATGCCGATATGTAACTGCTCACCACTCTGGACAAGCTCAGTAGATCCATTAAGCGCGCGGTCAAAGTCATAATAGACAGAACCACTCGTCATATTGACGAATTCGCCTTCTAGATAGGCATCTAATAATTGCGATGGATAGGTATTGCGCAGAGTCTCGATATAGTATTCTGGCAGATATGGATTGCTACTCGTCGGGGCCTTGATTAATTCATACCCAGGCTTTTTTACCTTGCCATAATTCTCATACATCCATCGAAATCCTTCTGGTGTAGATACGCAGCTAACTGTGTTGCGCGTTCCATCCGGCTTTTTCTGGCGCGTTCTGGCAATCATCTTGATCCATACGTCTTGAGCATGCGCTTGTTTGAGCGTGTCAATTTCGTCAATGAGCGAATCTGCGACCTCGAAACCAACCATGCGGTTAGGATTGTCCGCTGAACGGAAAATAATTTTTGAGCGTGTAGGCTCGATTGTCAATTCTGCCGCTGACTTGTTCAGCTTATATGGCACCTGCCAATCGTTAAGGATTTGCTCGAAGCGATCAAAGGCGATTAGACGAACAAGGTCATATGTAGGTTCTACAAAGCCGAAGGATAGATTATTGTAGCGAAGCGCACCGTTTAGCAGAATTCGATATGCACCAGCCTGAGACTTCCCAGCGCCATATCCAGCCACCATTCCAGGATGCACCGCATTTGAGAAGATAAATTCTTCTTGCGGCTCCGTCAGGTAGATGTCAATCGGGCGAGTCTTTGCACTATTTCTCATGCGAATATTTTATGCATCTACCCATTTTTCTTTATCGCCCTGCGAACAATAAATTCTACTCCGGTTTCCTCTTCACTTGGAATATCTGATTTGTCTGCCTCTTTCCATTTTGCTCGAGTTTTCAGCCAGAAAATCATCGCGGTAACATTTCCATCCATCGCAGTCGAAAATAATTTCCCTGCGACCTTGGAATTGGCAACAGACAATCCATCAATTAGCTCAGTTTTAAAATGATTCTGTAGCGTCTTTACACAGATAGGATCACCATTTGCCTTCTTTATGCTCTTTATTATTTCTGATTGAGGTGCTCCGCATGCTGTAAGCGTCTCTACCAAATAACGCTGCTCGTCTGTAGGCTCAAACGGCTGATTACCAGACCGCATTCCCTTTCTAGCCTCGCGCCCAGCCTTCGTTGTAGGTCGTTTTCCTGCCATTATCTTTTTTTAATAGCGTGAATGATGTGGCATAATAGCAAGTTCAAACAGTTCTAGGTCGTTCATTTCAGTATTTCATCCAATGTTTTAAGTGCAATTCCCTTTTCAATCATGGCAGGGGTAAACCTTACCACGCGCCATCCCAATACCGCTGCTGCGTTGTATTTCTCACAGTCAGCAGTAAATCCAACTCCCCGCGTATGACGCCCACCAGAAAATACTCCGCCCTCTACCTCTACGGCAATCTTTCTTGCGGGCCATGCAAAGTCAAAGCGCCACTTACGACAAGGATGGAATTTGTATTCGCGTATCGGCTCCGGCAGCCTGGCAGCACGGATATGGAGCGACAACATTTCCTCAGCC